CAAGTAACTGGTGCAATACAACCTGTATATTATTATGTAGATGGAGTATTATATATTTCTGATAAAAAAGTAGTAGATGGTGATAATGATTATGAGCCAAGAAAATTACAATATGTTTCTGAAGATAGATTTGCTCAAAGTATTACTGGATGGAATGATGACAAATTAAGAGTAGTACCAACTGCAAATATGTTTGAAAGTATATCAGATACTACAACTGGTAATTTTGCTACAGATGTTCCAAGTGCAGCAGGAGAATTTGTTGTACTAGCAAGCACTAATCCAGCTGTAGTATCATCAAGTTTGTCTAATGTTCTTACAAGTGGTGATGTAAATATTATTACTACTACAGACCCTAACGGAACAACTCCAAGTCAAAGTGAAGATATTTTAATAACAGATAAACTTATTTATTTAAAATCAACAAGTGGAACTGTAAACTTAGATACAGATGCACTTAAAAATCTTCCTTCATCAGATTTAACTGGAACTCATACAGATTTTCAAGATGGACAAATTATATTTATTAATAACGAAGCAATGGAAATTAGAGGAGTAAATTATATTGATAGTGCTGGAACTAAAGATATTGTTCAGCTTTTGGTTACTAGAGATATATACGGAACTGGAGCACTTGAACATGGAGCTTCTTCTCAGGTAAAAACTCAAACATCTACATCAACAAGTGTTACTGGTGGTGGTTGGGAAGCTGGAACTTATGAATTTACACATACTGTTTTAGATTTACAAGATAACGAAACATTGCCACAAGCAGTACAGTCTACTGTTTTTAATATTACTGCTGGAAAATATTTTACAAGAGTAGGATTTAGATTACTAGATACAAGTTTTACTACAAGAAAAAATGAAAAAGGTGTAAGAATATATACTAGAAAAAAAGGTGGTAATGGTAGATGGATTTTATTTTTAGATGTTGATTATAGAAGAGGAATAAGAAGTAATTTATTTGAAGATTATCAGGTATTTGCTACAGCAGATACTAATTATAACGAATCTAAAAATTTAAATATTGTTAATCCTTCTTTAGATACCTATGAAAGTATTAATGGATATTCACAAGATGAAGAAAGCAT